TTATTGAAACAACACCATTAGGAATTATTAGTTACTAGGAGCAAGTTATGATGGCTGAGTTTATGTTGATGGTGGCAATAGGTAATGAGTCAGGTAATAATAGTTGCTGTCTTTCAGAACATTACGTTGGTACGTTTAAATCGTGCGTTGAAGCTCATGAGTACATAAAAAACCACATACCTGAAACACCAAAAGAAACACGATGTCTACACAAAGAAAACATAAATTTACCTAAAGACTTTAAACATAAATATATTATTGACGCATGCAAAATACAAAGGAGCTGTGATGGGAAAAGGTAGTGGAAGAAGACCAATAGGATTAGTAACAAACAAAAAGCTTGTAGAGAATTGGGAGCGTATTTTTGGGTCAAAACCTAATTCAACTCAATTTGAACAAAACGGAGCCGTTGTTAAACATCATGTAGAAAAAGTTGCTTGGCGAGATGAAATGGTAAAGGAAGATCATGATAGATCAATAAAGGAGAAAATTGATGGCAATATCACCGACACAAAGAACATTAAAAAGACTTAAAGAAAGTGAAGAGTATACATTGGTTCAAGTTGTTGAAAAGTGGAATGCTTGGGCTAAAATAAGACAAGATTTGTGGTGCTTTGATATACTAGCAATTACAAAAGAAGGTGATACAGTTGCTATACAAGTAACAACAAAGGATAACATGAATGCTAGGATTAACAAAATTGCTTCCGCTGAGTCCACGCCTCACCTAAGAACAGCTAACTGGACATTGCTTGTAGAAGGTTGGAAAAAAGTTGATAACAGGTGGAAATCATTTATAACAGATGTGTCTTAAAGGAGAATTATGGAACTATATCAAGAGATAATTGCTAGTAGTAGGTACGCTAGATACTTACCAGAGCTTAAACGCAGAGAAACATGGGAAGAAACAGTAACTCGACTAACAGGTTTTATAGCTAAAACGCAGCCAAAACTACAAAAGGACATACAAGAGCTGCACAAAGCTATTTTGAACTTAGAGGTAATGCCATCCATGAGACTTATGATGTCTGCTGGCGAGGCATGTGAGCGTGATAATATTGCTGCGTACAACTGCAGTTACTTAGCCGTAAATAACAAAAGAGCTTTTTCAGAAGCATTGTATATACTAATGAACGGAACTGGAGTGGGTTTTAGTTGTGAAAGACAAGAGGTAAGTCAATTACCTCCAGTGCCAGAAGATATTGAAAATTGTGACGACATTATAGTCGTTGGTGATAGTAAACTTGGTTGGGCAAAAGCATTTAAAAAACTAATGTCATCACTTTGGGATGGTGATATACCAAGTATAGATTACTCACATATCAGGCCAGCTGGTGCAAGACTAAAAATATTTGGTGGTAGAGCATCTGGGCCAGAACCATTAAAAAGGTTATTTAAATTTGTTACCGATCTCTTTATTGGTGCAAAAGGTCGAAAATTAACATCACTTGAAGTACACGACATTATGTGTATGATAGGTGAGATTGTTGTTGTTGGCGGCGTAAGAAGGTCTGCGTTAATATCTTTATCTAACTTAACTGATAAGCGTATGCGTGAGGCAAAAATGGGCGCGTGGTACAACGATTTTGCTTGGAGAGGCTTGGCTAACAATTCTGTAGCTTACACTGAAAAACCTGATATTGAGGTTTACATGGAAGAGTGGTTATCTTTAGTTAAATCTAAGTCAGGTGAGCGTGGGATATTTAATAGGGTAGCAAGTCAAGACCAAGCTGCCAAATGGGGTCGACGTGATAAAAGTCTAAACTATGGAACTAACCCATGCTCAGAAATTATATTACGTGACAAACAATTTTGTAACTTGACAGAGGTTGTTGTAAGAAATGGCGATACAAAACAAACGTTAAAAAGAAAAGTAGAACTTGCTACAATATTAGGAACATTTCAATCAACTTTGATAGACTTTAAATTTTTATCACAAGAGTGGTTAAAAAATACAGCCGAAGAAAGATTGCTTGGTGTTTCATTAACTGGTATCATGGACGCTAAGATAACATCAAGTCCTGATCCTAAATTTTTAGAGGAGTTAAGATATGCCGCACGTAACACAAATGAAAAATACGCTAAAATCTTGGAGATACCAGTATCAGCCGCGATTACTTGTGTCAAGCCTAGTGGAACTGTTAGCCAGCTCGTTAATTCTGCTAGTGGGATCCATGCTAGGCATAATGATTATTATGTCAGAACTATACGCATTGACAAAAAAGACCCTTTGTACAGCTTTCTCAAAGATAAAGGCGTCCAAGTAGAAGACGAGCAATTTAGACCTGAGTCTACCGCTGTTTTTAGTTTTCCAATGAAAGCTCCTAAAGATGCCATAACAAGAAATGACATGACGGCATTAGAGCAGCTTGAAAATTGGTTAGTGTACCAACGACATTGGTGTGAACATAAGCCTTCAGTAACCATATCTGTTAAAGACCATGAATGGATGGATGTTGGCGCTTGGGTTTATAAGTACTTTGATGAGATTAGCGGTATTAGTTTCTTACCTCACTCTGACCATTCTTATGTTCAAGCTCCGTACCAAGACTGCGACGAAGCAACTTACGAAGAGTTAAAGTCTAAAACTCCGCAACACATTGATTTTACAGAGTTTTTAGAAGAAGATGATAACACAACGAGTGCTCAAACGCTTGCCTGCACAGGTAATAGCTGTGAGATACAATAACTTACACTATGATAAAAGCCCTTTTAAATCAAGGGCTTATATCAATACATATAGGTATATAGGAGAGATTGAAATGGACAAAGAAATTAATGCAAGGCTTGTTAGGTTTAAGCGACCAAAAGTATCTCATTACGAGGTTGGTGGCATCGAAACAATAGACTTTATCGAGTCTAAACTATCAAAACAAGAGCTTGTAGGTTACTTAAAAGGTAACGTTATCAAATACTTAAGCAGAGCAGATCATAAAGACTCAGCTAATTCAGACTACGAGAAAGCATTAGTGTATATGAATTGGCTAGTACAAGCGCAATCAAGTAAGGCTTAGGAAACTTCCCTTACGATATTTGTATTTCAGTAACATATTATAAGGAATACTACTATGTGGACAAAACCTCAAGCAACAGAAATGAGATTTGGCTTTGAAGTTACAATGTATGTAATGAATAAGTAATTTCATTCGGGTGACGCTTTGGTTTCTCCTACCGTAGCGATTTAGAGGAGCTCGCTCCTCTCACCCACTTAATAGGATACATCATGGAAGAAAATAAAAAAGTTGGAGCGCCTCTTGGTAACAAGAACTCTACTAGAGATAAAAGAATATGGGGAAAAATTGTACGTAAGTTAGCGGTGCAAGATGATTACGCAAAATTACACAAAGTAGCAGAGTCATTGTACGAGAAGGCTGCAGAAGGTGACATTAGCGCTATTAAAGAACTAGGGGATAGATTAGATGGCAAATCAATGCAAGAAAATGTCGTGTCAGGTGACTCAGACAATCCGATTACCATTAAAATCGTTACAGGTATAGATGAGTGATGAACTAGAAAATGTACTAGACACAGGGTACAGACCAAGAGAGCCACAAAAACTAATACACCAATCAGTAAAAAATAACCGTTTTAACGTTGTTGTAGCGCATCGTAGGATGGGAAAAACCGTATCAGCTATTAACCAACTAATACATTCCGCACTTAAATGTGATAAAAAAAATCCAAGATTTGCTTATGTTGCTCCAACTTACTCTCAGGCTAAACGTATAGCGTGGGAATATTTGTTAGAGTATACAAGACCTTTAGGAGGGGTTGCTAATGTTGCGGAGCTTCGTGTTGATTTCATGGGTAGGCGTATTAATCTCTATGGCGCTGATAATCCTGACTCACTTCGAGGTATATACCTGGACGGAATTGTCATCGACGAAATTGGGGACGTATCTCCTACTCTTTTTACGGAAGTTGTACGACCCGCTTTGGCCGATCGTATTGGCTACGCTTTATTTATTGGAACGCCTAAAGGAGCCAACCATTTTAAAGAGCTTAGAGATCGTGCTGACTCCGGCAAGCAGAAAGAGTGGAAGTTGCTTGAATTTAAAGCGTCACAAACAAACTTACTAGATGCTAATGAATTACTTGCGGCTAAACAAGAAATGGGAGATAGTAAGTACGAGCAAGAATTTGAATGTTCATTTGACTCACCTATAGTTGGTTCTTATTATGGTGAGATTATTGCTAACATAGATAAAGAAAACCACATACGAAGCATACCACACGATGAGCTATGCAAGTGTTATACAGCATGGGATCTTGGTATGTCTGATTCTACCTCAATATGGGTAGTACAAACAATAGGTGGTGAAGTGAGAATTTTAGATTACTACGAAGACCACGGCAAATCACTTGATGATTACGTTGGTTGGATAAAAGATAACGGTTACGAAGGTTACGAACATATATTGCCGCATGACGTTGTGGTAAGAGAGTTAGGGACGGGTAAATCTAGGCAAGAATTGTTAGAATCAGCAGGGCTTGAAATAACAATTGCACCAAAACTACCTGTAGAAGACGGTATACAGGCAGTGAGACGAATGCTGCCAAATACTTTCTTTAATGAAGATACTACTAAGTATGGACTAGAATGCTTAAGAAACTATAGAAGACAGTTTAACGATAAGCTAAACGTATATGTAGAAAAACCATTACACGACTGGTCATCACACGCAGCAGACGCCTTTAGGTACTTAGCTGTAGGTATGGACACACTGTCTGTTAAGTCTGACTGGAGTCAACCTTTAACCAGTTCTTACAAAGAACAGTACACGTAATAGGCTAACATGGCCAAAAACGCTAGAGAGTCTTAGAGCGCGTTTAAGCATGTTTTACCATAAAAAAACCCCTTTAAAATCAACAACTTAAAAACGCAAACAATTTGCTATAAAAGGACTCAATCATGTGGAGTATCTATTTTTATTGGGGATTTGGACTAGGATTTGAAGCTTATGAAGATGACTTATTGTTAGACGATGGCACAGAAATAGTAGCAAGTTACTTTTTAATTAACATTGGACCGGTAAGGATACAGCATGGAGAGTACTTTGAAGAATAAGCTAGAAGAGTTAAGAGTGTGGTTTGAAACAACTTACCGATCATAGGAATAATATGGAATATAACGAAAAAGACGAAAAAGAAAGCTCAAAAGATATAGATGATAATGCTGGTATGGATACCGGTAGATTAAAAGCTATTCTAGAGTCTGAGATAGATGATTCTATTGGGTTTTTAGAGACAGAGACAACTGACGACAGACAGAAGGCTCTAGAGTACTATTTGCGTCAGCCATATGGTAACGAGGTGCCTGGAAAATCACAGATAGTTACTGGCGAGGTTGCAGAGGCTATAGACGGCGCACTCCCGCAGATAATGCGTGTTTTTACCTCAGGAAATGAGGCTGTTGTGTTTGAGCCAGTTAACAACGGAGATGAAGAGCTAGCTGAGCAAGCTACAAGGTACGTTAACCATATATTTTACAAAGACAATAACGGTTTTGAGATACTCCATGATTGGATGAAAGATGCATTGCTTCAAAAGGTAGGCATTGTTAAGTCATATTGGAATGATGATGTAGACGTTAATGAGCAAGAGTACTACGGTTTAAGTAACGACGAATTAACAATGTTGCTGCAAGATGATGAGGTTGAAATTGTAGAGCAAGAAACAGAAGAGGTTATTTTTCCAGGTCCTGCTATTGTAGACCCAATGACTGGCCAAGAAATGGAAGGTCCTGAAGAATCAGTTATCACGCATAACGTAACTATTAGAAAGTCTACCAATGTAGGTAGAGTTGTTGTTGAAAACGTACCACCAGAAGAGTTCTTAATATCTAAGAGAGCTAGAACAATCGAAGGTGCTAACTTTGTAGCTCAAAGACGTATGGTAACAAGATCAGAGTTAATTGCTATGGGTTACGACGAAGACATCGTTATGTCATTAGCAACAGGAGATGCTTTAGAGTTTAGTCCTGAAAGATTAGCCAGGTACTCAAGAGGTGAATTACCAACAGACCAAAACAGTATTGACCCGTCAATGCAGTTAGTTGAGTACTTTGAGTGCTATATTACAACAGATCAAAATAACGACGGTATTGCTGAGTTAAGAAGAATATGTTACGCTTCTAACGAGATACTATCTAATGAATCATGTGACTATATACCATTCCACTCACTATGCCCAATACCAATACCACATAAGTTCTTTGGTCAGTCATTAGCTGATAGAACAATGGACTTACAGTTAATAAAGTCAACAGTAACAAGGCAGATGTTAGACAATCTTTACCTGACTAATAACTACAGAGTTGGTGCGGTAGAAGGTCAAGTAAACTTAGATGATCTATTAACATCTACAGCAGGCGGAGTTGTTAGGATTAAGAATCCAAATGCTTTAGTACCTATGCAAGTAACATCTAACGCTAACCAGTCGTTCCCTATGTTGGAATACTTAGATAGTGTTCAAGCGAAGCGTACTGGAGTGTCTGATACTCAACAAGGTCTTAACCCAGATATACTACAGAACGTAACTGCTACTGCAGTTGCTGCTATGTCGAATGCGTCTGGTGGTAAATTAGAACTTATCTCACGTATATTTGCTGACACAGGTATTTCATCGTTATTTAAAGGTATCTTACAGTTAGTGTGTAAGTATCAGCAAAAAGAAAGAATTATCAGGGTTAATAACAAATATATACCGTTTGATCCAAGAGAGTGGGATGATCAATATAACATTACAGTTAATGTAGGTCTTGGTACAGGTAGTAAACAAGAGCAGTTAGCTACTATGCAAATGATCCTTGCTAAACAAGAGCAAGTCATTCAACAGTATGGGCTTGGTAATCCATTAGTAAACCTTAAACAATACCGAGACACTTTAGCTAAGTTTATTCACATGGCTGGATTTAAAGATGATTCACAGTTTCTCATGGATATTACTGCAGAGCAATCTCAACAAATGGCACAACAGGCGTCACAAAGTCAACCTGACCCTCAAGTGCAAGCTGCTGAAGCAATAGCTAAATCTGAGATACAAAAGTCTCAAATGAAAGCACAAACAGATGCAGCAAAACTTCAGCTCGATAGAGAGCAAATGGAGCTTAAGGCTCAGAAAGAAGCATTAGAGTTGCAGATGAAAGAGATTGAGCTAACTAAAAAGTTTGCTATGCAAGAGTTAGAGCTTTCGCTTAAAGCACAAGATCAGAACAGCACACAAGACATTAACAAAACTAAAGCTATTATGGATGCCGTGTCTAAAATTAACGACGTTAACATGAGACGTGCATGACAAGAATAGATGCAATTAAAAACGTTCTTTCAAGCCAAGAGTTTTTAGATGTAATGAAAGAAATGAAAGATACACAGCTGCAAATAATCCAATACTCTGGCGATGAAGAGCTACAACTAAGAGAGTACGCATACCAACGCATACGATCCATTAACGAGATTATGTCTAATCTTGAATCTATCGCACAAACAGGCGAGATAAAAGATAAGGCATGGAAGATATTATAGGCATTTGCCTACTAATCGGTAACCTCCCGTAGAGGAATAAAAGGTAATACAAAA